CGCGATAGTCCTGTTTGTTGAACAGGTTGACTAGCCACTGGTCTGTTGCAGCCTTGTGGAAGCTGGACTCAGTGGAGTGTTCGATGGGGCGCATGATCACCTCGGGCGGATTCGGAGGAACCAGCCGGTGTCGTTGCCTTCGATGAGCCAGCGAGGTAGCCAGTTCTTGCGGGAGTACGCAATGTTTGCGCCTCCCTTGTTACTGACGTAACCGCCAGCAACCAGATTTGCCTCACCGAACGGATCATTATGGATGAAGTGTGTCGGCGTATATCCGATAACGACGCTCCAGTGGCCCGTACCGCTTGGGTTACTTACGGGTCCCTTGTGTAACCAGCCGACGGGAACTGGGTGGCCGTGGGTGATTTCGCTCTCTAGGTCTTCGACAGTGCCATCCATTTCAAATGTTGCGGTTAGCCCCAGTGATTTCAATGCAGCAATCTGCGCCTTGGGGTCGGTGGTGTCGCCGAAGCGGGCGCGGATTTTGTTGTACTCGTAATCCCCGGAGATCTTGCCGTAATAGCGGGCCACCATGGCGCAGCTGGAACTGAAGCACTGGCGCCAGCCGGTGGCACCGTCATCAGGTCCGAGCTGATATTCGTAAGCAACTTTGAGGATTTTTTCTTTTGCTGGAACCAGTGGCTTCGTGCCAGCGTGCTGGTCCATTAGCTGGATCAGTTTACCGGGGTAGTTGGGGTCGGTTGCATAGCCTTCCTTGTGTAACCACTTTGCGGCTTCTTCGCGGGTGGCGGCGTTATTGCATCCTTTGTAATTCTTGTAGTCCTTGTACCAGTGATCTACTAGGTACATCACACAGGACAACAGATCGGGGAAGTCGATGAAGCTGTCGGTGATCGTGATCCACTGCCCGTTGATAAATTCCTGCGTTTTCTTATCGCTGCCTTCGCCCTTGAGGCCGAAAAAGTTGTTTCTGCCTGAAACCAGTTTTCCGTAGTTCGATTCCAGTGCCCATTGGGCCGCTACAAGTTCTGGAAATTTTGCGCCAGCAACTCGGGCGGCTTCAAGGACGCCTTCCCAGCTGTTGGCAAAGTTAGTTTGTTTACCTGCAACGCTCCAGGTTTTGAACCAGCCTTGGTCGCGGCCCAAGATGTGCGGGTTGGCCTTGTTGATGGCTTGTTCCAGTTCGGTGATGGCCGCCATTTGATGGGGCAGGCCCTTGTAAAACCGGAACAGGTCGTTAAGGCGGATCTTGTTGGTTGCCATCGGACCAGGGGGCGTGGATACTCATGGCGCCGCCCAGAAGGCGGCTTTCGCCGGTTTGTAGTTCGTCATTCGGTGGTTCGTGAACCACAACGGGTTTTGGTGTTAATGGTTGATCCGTGTGCCAGTCTTCGATGGCGCGATCCAGGCGGGGTTTGAGCGTGGCGTGGAATTTGTGGTCCTGCGCTGCTTTGCGTAGGTGGTCACGCCAGTCCTTGTCGCCGAATCGCGCCAGCCAGACTGTGTCGGATCTCAGCGCTTTGGGAATACGACTTTCAGCGCTTTGACGATCAGCTGGACCCAGCTGTTTTCTTTGATGGGCAGAAGGGCGATTACCTCAGAGCCGGCGGCAACCAAAATTGCGATCACGGCTGCGGTAGTGGGATCCATGGCAAATAAGGATTCTTGACAAAGTTTAGCTGTACTAGAGAAGAGAACCAGCGCACGTAATAGTTTCTACCGCTACATTTCGGTAAGCCACTGCTGGGTATGGACCATCGCATCGAAGATGGCGAATACTTAAACAAAAAAGAAGCAAAGGCGCGTTTTCGGCAATCAATTCTTAAACATTGGCACAACAAGTGCGCTTATTGCGCTACGGATTTAGGGCGGTCTGCGACGTTAGATCATGTGCACCCCAAGATTCGTGGTGGGCATACGCACCAGCAGAATCTTGTGGCGTGCTGCTTTGGGTGCAATATCTCGAAGTCAGCGGAGGACTGGATTGAGTGGTACAGGAACCAGCCGTTTTGGGAACCGCATCGGGAGGATGCGATTGTGCAGTGGATTACTGGGGGTCTGCTTTAGGGTTCCAGCCCATGCCTTCGAGATACATCATTGCGATGTAGTGGTCCTCGGCGTAGCGGCAGATGCTGCCTTTGCAGGCGCGGTAGTACAGCTCGCCGCGCTCATTCTCCAGTTGGTCCAAGGTGTAGCCGTTGCCGTAGTCGGTGCTGTTGGTGACGGTCATTTGTTGTGGCGTCCCACGGTCATTTCAATCTGGCGCACTCTGGTTTCGAGATCACTAAGACGTTCTTTGGAGTCGTTCTTGAGTTCTTGGATGTCGGCGGCGACCGTGCCAACGGATTGATCCAGCTTTGCGACTTGCATAAAAAGACCGCCCAACCCAATGACAGCAGCGGTCAATAAGGCTGGTACGGCTTGGTTAAACGGATTAGGTTGCTCAGGCGGCGCCGCGTATACCTCTTCGTGACTGTCCATTGTGAGGCATAGCGTCAACCCTTGCTTCTAATTTAGCGGCCTTGGCCCACCAACTTTTTCTTGCCACGGCGGCGTGGGCGTGAGTGTTGCCCGTAACCCTGCCTTGTAGTTTTTGGGCGACCAGCCTTGTGATCGACGCGCCCCAGTGCAGTTTTAGATTTAACGGCCATCAGTTAGCACCGGGTTGCGGCGGCCACTGCACTTCCCACGGGAAGCCATCCTGTTGGGGCACCATGCGCAGGTTTTCGCGGTAGAACGCCCATGCTGCTTTGCCTTCAGCATCTAGCGGCGAATCGGCAAGCTGCGTCCAATCACATTCAGCCAGACGGCGGTTGCGATCTTCACGCACCACCTTGCCCTGTTCAGCATCCTTGGCGAAACAGTACGCTTCATACTGCTCAGCAGCGGTATGCACCACGCCTTCGTCGTCGGTGTAGTCCTGGAAGACCGGGCCGGCGATGTAGTGCGTGAACCACTGCCCGTTGATTTCAACCACGCCATCGCGTTGGCTGTATTGATACGGCGGGATGGTGGTGGCCTGCGGGCCTTCCAGCACAGGGTCGTAGCCGAAGCTGTCGATGATCTCATCGGTTAGCTGCGGCGGGAAGCTGGTGTTGGGGTTCTCAGCGCGGAACTGAGAATCGGTGATGACAGCGCCAGTGGCGCGGTTGCGGAGTTCCATGATCAGGCAATAGCGAGTCCGATGTAAGAGCCGCCGTTGGCATTGATAGCCGCTGGCGCAGTGCTGCTGATCTCGAAACCAGCAGAGTAAGGGTCGATGTAGTCGGTATTAGTAACCTCTGCAGCCGTAGAATTCAATAATAAATATGGATCATTACCGGAGATAATGCCTCTTGCAGAATCCCAAACGTACCAATCTCCGGTAGAATCTGTTCTCTTAATCATGACGAATCTCGCTCCGTTTGTGAAGCCGCAATCTATTTGTTTTGTTGTACCAGTGCCCGTATAGTTAAAGCACTTGCTGACGCCAGGGCAGGTGGCGAAAAGGTATGCGACGTAGGTGCGACCGTTGAAGTTCGTATCAGATGACGTACCAACGGTAAATACACTTGATGTAGGAGCAGTGTTGTTCCAAACCTCAGTCTGTGTAACAGCGGCTTCATTGTTTGGCATGTAAAAGTTTTTGGTTGCTCCCAGCGAAGCCCAATACCACCTCCAATAGGCAGCGGCACCACGCGCCTTAACGAGCATCAACTCCGGCGCCACACCAAGGTTGTGACTGATGGTGGTTGCTGATCCCGTCCCCGTGTACGCCACCACGTCGAAGAAGCCGGGGGCGCGGCGGAAGGAGTAACGTAGGTAATCCCCAGCGCCTTGCAAAAAGGACTGCGCCATCGTATTGGTGGTGGCGTCAAACGAGTAATAATCTGTGCCATCATTGTATTCAGCCGCTGTATCTGATGTTCGTAAACTCGGCTTTTTACCGGTTAGCCTCGATGCTACATAGGGAGAGGCTGCACTCAGTCGCGAGTTAAATAGAACATCCACCGGGAAGCCGGGAGTCCATGCAGCGGTAGCGTTGGTTGACTTGTTAGCGTCAAACACCTTCGTCGCATCGGTGGGCGTCTTCATCGGGCCACGGCGGATGGCGATGTAGACGTACTGCGAGCCATTTGTATTTACGTTCTGATAGTTGAAAGTAGGGTTGAATCCAGTTGGGCCAATAGATACATAGTCTTGAAAAGCCTCTGCGTTTGCAAGATTTGCCCTAAACCATGCGGAGTTTCCATCACGCAGAAATCCCCTCATGTTATCAATCATTACCCAGTCTCCCGTAGAGGAAGCATTCTTAATTAAGATCCACTGCGGTTCCCATCCCAAGTCAATAAACGGCCCAGTCGCGGTTCCATTTCCCGTGTACCCCCCACACTTAATAACACTCTCATTCCCGCTATCGCCAAACCCGCCAGCGTCGTGCGCGAAGAGGTAGGCGACATAGGTGCCACCTGAGGCGTTGACAAAAGTAGAGTCGCCAATGCTTATGGTGCTGGCGTTCATGTTAGGGGTGCCGGTAGTAGGCGTACCCCATAGCGCGTCTCCCGTGGCGGCAAACGCACCCGTGCTGTTTAGATAACCAGCAAATTGATTGGTCTGCGTTGTGCTGCGATGCCACACTTGCCAACTGGCCGCAGAATCTGTCCTCTTAACGATTACGCAGCCGGGAGCGGACCCAAGATTGTGTGAGATGTTTCGCGCAGTGCCCGATCCGGTCCACGTCACCACGTCAAAGAACTTCGCCTGCTTGCGGAAGGTCCAGGAGGCGTAGGTTGCACTAGCGTTATTAATGTCATCATATGTTGTATTAAACGAGTAACCAGCAGAGGAAAACTGCCAGTTAAACCCAGAATCAAAAATTTCTGCTCCTGACGT